ATTAATTGAAATTGTTGAAAAGAAAAATAAAATTCTTGAAGGAAAAATTAAATCCGGAATCGTTAAAGATAATATTTCAGTTTATATTAATTCTGTTATTGAAGATCCAGCTTTTAGTTCTCAAGCTAAAGAATTTTTAACTACTAAATCCTCATTATTCGGATCTACTTGTGAAATTAGTGATGAATTTATTAAAAAACTTTCTAAAACTGATATTATTGATGAAATCGCTAATGTTGCAAATGTTAAACAACTATCAGAACTTAAAAAATCTGATGGTAAAAAGCTTAATAATCTTAAAGGTATTCCTAAATTAGAAGATGCCAGACTTGCAGGTTCTAAATATTCTAGAGAATGCCGTTTAATTCTTACTGAAGGCGATTCAGCTAAAACTTTCGCCATTAATGGCTTAAGTATCATTGGAAGAGATAAATATGGCGTTTTCCCTCTTAAAGGAAAACTTTTAAATGTTAGAGAAGCAACTCCTAAACAACTTATTAGTAATGAAGAAATTAAAAATCTTAAACAAATTTTAGGTCTTAAACAAAATCAACATTATGAAGATACAAGTAAATTAAGATATGGTGGAATTATTATATTAACGGATCAAGATCACGACGGATCACATATAAAAGGATTGTTAATGAACTTTTTACATTTTTGGTGGCCCTCTCTAATGAAGATAAAAGGATTTGTTCAATCTATTGCTACACCTATTATTAAAGCTTTCAAAAAAACTGATAAAAAAAGAATTAATTCAGAAATATTTTATACTATTCAAGATTATAAAGAATGGGCTTCTAAATTAGGTGATGATATTGATAAATATGAAACTAAATATTATAAAGGACTCGGAACTTCTACCGAAAATGAAGCTAAAGAATGTTTTGAAGACTTTAATAATAAAGTTCTAACCTACATCTGGAATAATAATGATAATAATAATAAAATTAATATTATTAATGATAATGATGATGATAATGATAATGATGATAATAAAGATAATAAATCTAAATCTTCTAAATCTTCTAAAACTTCTAAAACTTCTAAAAAATCTAATACAGAAATTAATTATAATGAAGATAAACAAGAAAATAAAGAAGATAATGAAGAAGATGAAGAAGATAATGAAGAAGATAGTAAAGATAGTATAAGAGAGGATAGAACTAGTGAATCATATCAAGCGATAACATTAGCATTTGCGAAGACAAGAGCGAATGATAGAAAAGAGTGGTTAAAGAGATATGACGAGGATGTAATAATAAAAACGAAAGAGAGAGATATATTAATAAAGGATTTTGTGAATAAAGAATTAATACATTTTTCAAATTATGATAATATAAGAAGTATTCCGGATTTAATGGATGGTTTTAAACCATCACAAAGAAAAATTATATATGGTGCATTTAAGAGAGATTTATATTCAGAAATAAAAGTAGCACAATTATCAGGATATATTTCAGAACATTCAGGATATCATCATGGTGAAGCATCATTACAAGGAGCAATAATAAAAATGGCACAAGATTTTGTAGGAAGTAATAATATTAATTTGTTTGTTCCAAATGGTAATTTTGGAAGTAGAAGATTAGGTGGAGAAGATGCGGCATCACCAAGATATATATTTACACATTTAGATAATATTACTAAAAATATCTTTATAGACAAAGATAAACCGATATTAAAGTATAATATAGAAGATGGTGATACTGTAGAACCCGAAAGATATTATCCTATAATTCCGATGATACTAGTAAATGGATCAGAAGGAATTGGAACGGGATATAGTACATATATTCCAAGTTATAATCCGAAAGACATAATAAGGAATATAAGAAAGAAGTTAAAGAATGAAAATTATGAAATTGAAGAAATAAAACCGTGGTTTAGAGGATTTACCGGAGATATTGAAATAAAAGATAATAAAACATTTATAACATATGGTTCATATAATCAGAAAGATGAATGTACAATAAGAATAAAAGAATTACCAGTAGGAACGTGGACAGATAATTATTTAAAGTATTTAGATGAGATGGTACAGAAAGAGAATAGTATAATAAAAGATTATTATAATAATAGTGATAATAGAAAAATAGATATAACAATAGTATTTAATAAGGGACAATTACCTAAACTAGTAAAAAATGAAAGTATAGTAAAAATACTAAAACTATCAACTCAATATAAAACAAGTAATATGCATTTATACAAAAATCACGAGATTGTAAAATATAATAGTATTAAAGATATTATTGATGACTTTATTGAAATCAGAAAAGAATATTATAAAATCAGAAAAGATTACGTTATTAAAGTTCTTGAAAATGAATTAGCTATACTTAAATATAGAAAAATGTTTATTGAAGAAGTTCTTAATAAAACTATCATTATTGAAAGACAAAAGAAAATTGATATTATTAATAATCTTATCAAAAAAAATTATCCAGAATTATCTACTAATATTAATTCTCAAACATCCTATAATTATCTTACTGATTTACCTCTATTCTCTCTTACTGAAGAAAAAATTGACGAAATTAATAAAACTTATCAAGAAAAAGCTGATGAATTAGATAAATATAAAAATACTACTATCGAAGATTTATGGATTATGGAACTTGATGAACTTGAAAAATCATACGATAAACTTATGACTAACTTTGAAAAAATGCTTATCGGTAATTCTAAAAAAGATACCAAAAAAGATTCTAAAAATATATCCATCAAAACCAAAAAAACTAAAAACTAATATTGAATGCTTTGCCAATTAATTGTTTTATTTGTAAATATTATTATTAACATAATTATTTTTATTTAAATTAACTAAATTAAAAATATATATCATATCTACTAAATCTGGATGAACATACCAATCTTCATATGGATTTATACCTTTATTATTAATATCACTAAACACACGATAATAACCTCTTTTATTAAAAATTTCTCTGGATTTTAATCTTGTATTCATATAATTTGTATGATATATATCATGTTCAAATGTTATTGTTGCGAATTTATAATTATCCATTACTTGTTCATCTAATAGTTCAAGTGTTCTTAATGTTGAACCATTATTTGCTTCTAAATCAATTTGTAAATAATCTATATTTAATGGTACATTATTTAATTCAAATAAATTTTTGTAATTTATTTGTGTAGCATCATTTATAACATGAATACTATTTGGTCTATGTTCTTGATATAAAGGTAAATATTTTTGTTCATATTCTACCATTATACCTCTCCAATTATATCCTGTTTCTAATAAATATGAATTATTTATTATTTCTGGTTCATTTGAACCTATTTCTACAAAAAATCCATTTCTCTTCCCTTTTAACACTTTTAATACATATTTGTCCTGTTCTGCTTGTCCATTGTATTTTTCTTCCATTATATTATATTATATTATATTATTTTATTTATTATATTAAACTATTTTATTTATTATATATGAATGTTATAACATTTATATATAAGATGTGCACAGAGTGGGGTTTGAACCCACGCATGTATGAACATAGTCGATCTTAAGCCGACCCCCTTGGACCACTCGGGCATCTGTGCTACTTTTATAGTATAATACTTATTATACTATGAATATATATAAAAATAAATCCTTAAATAGATTTTTATTTTAATAAATAATATATAAAATAAATATAAATGGAATATTATGAAAAATATATAAAATACAAAAATAAGTATATAAATTTGCGAGATAATAATAATATATTAGTAGGAGGAAAAAGAAAAAATAAAAGAATTGAGAATAGTAAATGTGATATAGAAGAAACAGATAAAATATTATTTGGAGACGGGGGGAGTACATCAATAATAGTGATAACAAAAGATAAAAGAGTATATAAGATATTTACATTATATGATTATATACAAGATAAGAAATTAGAAGAAAATATAAAATTAAATAATGAGGGAGTGATGACAGAAATAAATATAATGAAAGAATTAACAAAGAATATAATAGATAAAAAAATATCCGAACATATAGTGAAATATATAGGAATGAATGAATGTAAAAATGCAAAATTATTATTTAAAAAATGTCCGGGTTCATATGTAGAATTTATGAAGATAGAGGATGAAAAAAAGAATAAATTATGTAAAACATATTATAGAAGTTATCCAATAAAAAAAATAAATGATGAATATAAGGTGGTAGAAGTTGAATATTGTGATTATTCAAGTGGAGATTTTATAAGTGATATAAGTAGATTAGGAGAGATAGAGATGGAGAAATATTTAGATATATTTTTTTTTCAGATAATATATACAATAGTAAAGATACAAGAAATATATCCAAATTTTATACATAATGATTTATTTATGAGAAATATATTAGGGAAAAGAGAGAAAGATAATAATAATTATTATGAATATAAATATAATGACAAAATATATTATGTACCACAAAAAAAATATTATCCAAAAATAAATGATTTTGGATATACAAATTTAGATGAAAAAAATACACATTTTAAATTACAAAAATCAGAGTATAAAGATATATATAATATAATTTTAGATGTATATAATGGTGGAAATTTAGGAGCAAAAAGTTTAACAGAATTATGTAAAGAAAATCCAGATAAAATAAAATTTCTAAAAATGTATTTTTCAAATTATTTTAATGTTGATGTTATAGATGAATTTAAAAAAAATAGTAAGGAGGAAACAGATAGAAATTGGAATAATATATTAGATGATGAATATTTAAAAAAAATAGAAATGAAAAATCCAACAGATTTATTAAATAATTATTTTTATAATATTTTTAATAAAATAAATTCAAAATTATAAAAAATTAAAATTCCAAATTAATAATATTATTATTTTCTAATCTAATAGTAATATTTATTTTAATATTATTTGATGTAGCTTGTTTATAAATTTCTTTAATGGATTTATTAGCATTTACACCTTGGACACTAATGTCTAAATTTTTATAATAAGTATAACCATCTGTATATTTTTTTTCTAGTGAAATATTTAATAAACTTTCAGATTTAATTTTATTTATATCTTTTATTAGTTCATATAGATATAAAATAATTGAATTATATTTTAATTTTTGAAACTGAATATTGTTTATATAACATTTTATTATAATTGATTTTGTAAAAATATTTTTTAATTCGTTAATATTATTTATTTTAATAGTTTCATTAAGATAAATACAATTATTTTCTATTAAATTATTAAGTATTTTATTATTATAAATTTCCTCAATTAATTTTGTTATCTTATTATTATTTATATAATCAATACTCATTTAGTTAATACTATTATAATAATCATAATATTAAAAAAACAATTTTTTATATATAAAAAATTGAATAAAAATAATAATAATAATAAAATATATAGAAAATGAAACCGATAATAAAGTGGATAGGAGGAAAAACGCAGATAATAGATAAAATAATGGAGAATATGCCAGAAGAGATGAATAATTATAGAGAGATATTTGTAGGTGGTGGAAGTGTATTGATAAGATTATTAGAATTAGTGAAAGAAGGGAAAATAAAGATAAAAAATGGAATATATGCTTATGATTTGAATGGTGAATTAATAGGGATGTATAAAAATATACAAAAAAATCCAAAAGAGTTATATGATAAAATAAAAGAATATATAGATATATATAATGAATGTGAAGAAGTAAATAAAGAAAATAAAGAAAATAATAAGAAACCGGAAACAGAAGAAGAAGGAAGAAGAAATAAAGAAAGTTATTATTATTGGATGAGAAAAAAATATAATATGATGAGTAAGGAAGAAAAAAAATTAATAGATGGTTCAGCATTATTTATAATGTTAAATAAAACTTGTTTTAGAGGAATGTATAGAAGTGGGAAAAATGGTTTTAATGTTCCATATGGAAATTATAAAAAACCAGAAATAGTAAATTTAGAACATTTATGTGAAATGTCCGAATTAATAAAAGATGTTAAATTTAGAAATTATAATTTTGAAAAATCAATTATAAAATGTGAAGAAAATGATTATATGTATTTGGATCCACCATATTATCCAGATAAAAATTTTAAAACAGCATTTGTAAATTATAATGAAGATGGATTTAATCAAGAAAAACATAAAAATTTATTTGATTTAATAAAAGAAACAGAAAAAAATAAAAAAATAAAATTTATGTTGAGTAATAATGATGTAGAATATGTTAAAGATAATTTTATAAATTATAATATAGAAAGTTTTGAATGTAAAAGATTAATAAATAGTAAAACACCAAATTCAAAAACTACTGAAGTTATAATTAAAAATTATTAATCCAATCATTTAGTTTAGAATAATAATTATCGTCATTTCCATATAAAGTTATAATATTATTTTCATTTAATATTTCATTTAATATTGTGTATTTTTTATTATTAGATGATAATTTTTGTTGTAAAAAATAATTTATACAATATGCATATTCTATTATAAAATTTTCACCAAAAACAATTTCATATTCTCTTTTTAAAGAAGGACCAGACCATAATTTAGTTTCCACAGAACCTTCCATATTTTGATTTTTTTTTTCTAAAATTTTAATAATTGGTTTATTTATGTAATTATTAAATTTAATAATATATGCATCATCAGGATTTCTAAATATATCAATATTAAATTTATTTTTTATATATTTTTTAAAATTATTTTGTGAAGTATTTATAATTTTATAATCTTCATATTTTTTTATTAAATAATATTTTTTATTTATAAATCCATTATTTATTAAATTAATAGTATTATCTGTAATTTTTTCAAATGTTTTACCATTTATATTTGTATTTTTTCCACCTGCACCAGTTCCTCTATTATTCATTATAAAATTTAATAACTATTATAATTAAAAATCAATTTTTTTAATATTATTATAATATAATATTAATAATGAAAATAGAAAGAGTAGATAAATTTAGAAATATAGAAAAGTTGTCAAAATTAATATATATTAATTTTTTGTATTTACAGAATGAACCCGGATTAAAATATACATTAGATGATATTCAAGAAACATTAAAAGCATCAAATAATATATCATTTTTTTTAACTGATAATGAAAATAAAATAGTTGGTTATTTAATTGGAATACCTAAAGAAATTAGTGATGGTAGATATGTATATTATATTTCATATTTTTATATTATTGAAAAATATAGAGGTTATGGTTTAGGTGAAAAAATGCTTGAATACACCATTAATTACATCAAAAAATTAAATATAAAATTCATTATGTTAATAACTAAAAAAGAAGGTATCGCATTTAATTTATATAGAAAATATGGCTTTGTTAAAGACCCAATTATAGAAATTCAAAATAATAATTATATATTAATGATTAGATATAATGATTAATATATAATAAAAATTTAGCAAAAATATTTTTAATTATTTAATTTAGTTTTAATAATTTTGATTATTTGATTAAAATTTATTGTTAATAAATAAAAATATGGCGCAAAATCTCTTTATAAAGTATTAAAGCAAAAGCTAAATAATATTATAAAAAGTTTAAACGCCAAATTTATTTATTTTTTATTTTTAATTTTGTTTTAATAATTTCTGTTATTTGATTAAAATTTATTGATAATTAATAATAATATGGCGTAAATCTCTTTATAAAGTATTAAAGCTAAAGCTAAATAATATTATAAAAAGTTTAACGCCAAAATTTATTTATTTTTTTCTTTAATTTTTATTTTTAATTTTGTTTAAATAAATTTCTGTTATTTAATTAAAATCTATTGTTAATTAATAATATTTTGGCGTAAATCTCTTTATAAAGTATTAAAGCTAAAGCTAAATAATATTATAAAAAGTTTAAACGCCAAATTTATTTATTTTTTATTTTTAATTTTGTTTTAATAATTTCTGTTATTTGATTAAAATTTATTG